AGTCGAGCTTGCCGACTCGATCGGCAGAGCAGCAGCCGCGGCACTCGCCTCGGCCTGCTAAGGTCACGGAGTGCAGACGGGTAGTCCTTTCCCCGTCGCCTCCGTCGTGTTGGCCCGGGGTGGAGTCGTCCTTTCCTCCCCCGGGTCGACACAACTTCAGGCCTGCCCCCTAGGCATTAATGCAGACGGGCACCTCTCGAGAGTGTTCCGGCCCGCCATAGGCCCCGACGGTGCAGACGGACTCGAATCTAAAGAGGTTATAATAGCCAACATGGAAGAGACAATCTGCGAGATGTGCGAGGCACTAATCTTCGCGATCGACTACGAGGACAATCGGGCGATTTGGTCGCATCTCGACGAGTCGAACTGCGACGATCCGGTACCCGCGTTCTGAAGACAGTAAGGTACTGAGCATGGGACTATTCACCGGGTACCTGCTGTACCGGGCAGGCAAGAAGCGAGCTCAGCGACAGCTCGACGACTGGCTCGAGCTCAACGAGATCTGTGACAACTGTGGCCACGAGAAGATGTACCACTCGGCGTTCATGGACAGATGCCCTGAGCCTGAGTGAATTCTAAAGAAGTTATAATGACATCGTCAGCCCAACCCACTACGAAAGGATACACAACGATGTTCACCCCAGAAGAGATCAAGGACGCTCTCCGAATCATCGCCAAGCGCGATGGACGTGCGACCCGCGAGGACGCGATCGAGTACCTCTATCAGATGGAGCTGGATTATTCCGACCAGCTCGCCGACCAGCTCGCCGAGATGCGAGCCGAGTTCGGAATGAGCTGGGTCTGCGGCGGCGGTAGCGCCGAGGACGTTAGCGCAGCGTGGTCAATGCATCGCGACGACTACATCGCCGGCCGGATCGGCTGATTCTAAAGAAGTTATAATAGTCTACGTCAGCCCAACCCACTACGAAAGGACATCATGACAATCGCGACTTACAAGTGGCACGACGACAGAGTCCTCGAGATCTCGTCAGACGACTTCGATCTTCGGATCCGCAAGCGCGTCTGGGAGCCCCGCTACGAGCGCTACTCGAGCTTCGTCAGCGCGCCTCGGATCTACGTGCAGGTCGGAGACTTCAATCTTCTCGAGAACCTGGAGAATCGCCGCCGTCGGCCGTACACCGAGTTCCGCAAGTACATCGAGCGGGTGGTGTGGCCGACCCTCGGCTGGCAGGAGACTGCTCCGAAGCTCGGATGGCGCCAGAACGCAGGGTGCAGCATGTGCCCCTGCTCGCCTGGATTCGTCGTCCAAGTCGAGGGCTGGCGACCAGTCGAGTCGATCGGCGCGCGCTTCGATATGTGGCTCGACATCAAGACGCCCGACTTCGTCAGCGTCGACGAGCGCAAGCCCGCGATGGTGCCGGTTCTCATCTGAGAGCCGGCGCCTCCGGCGGAGTTCTAAAGAAGTTATAATTGACCACATGGAAGGAGACACAGTGACAATGAAAGATGCAGTGAAGGCGATCCTCGAGTCGCTCATGGAGGATGTCAACGTCGTCGAAGATGGCGAGTCGTTGGAGCCCGCCGTGATGCTCGCGATCGGCGAGCTCTACTCGGCCCTCGATCAGATCCGTCTCGCCGAGAGAGTCTAAGGAGCGGCCATGGACTTCGACCTCGAGATGCAGTACGAAGATCGCACGCACATCGGAGACGACTACGAGCCCGGCGACGAGTTCGACTGGGATCGGAACGACTCGAGACAGTACTGCGTGCATGGGACGTTCATCGGATCCTGGTGGGGTCCGGACATCCTCTGCGCCGCGTGCGAGTTCGGCGACTGATTCTAAAGAAGTTACAATGATACTGTCAGCAACCACGCTGGCACGACGAAAGGACACCATGGAAACTCTGACCAGAACCGCAGACGCGACCTTCACGAAGATCCTCGAGTTCATCGACGAGATCAACAGTCGCCCAGAGAACGCATGCGGCTTCGCGCAGCGTGTCTACGAGACTGATGGCGGCCGCAAGTACGTTCGCGTGACCATGCGGTACATCCGAGACGATGGCCAGCACGAGGGTGGCTCGGTCCACATGTTCATCGGCATGGCCGAGGGCATCTACGGAGACATCTACAAGCCGGCCAGCTACAAGGCGCCGGCGTTGAATGGAGCACGCTACAACCTCTTCGACGACTGGGATCAGATCCTGGAAGTCTGGGACTGGGCTGGCGGCTGGCTCTACAAGCGGTGATCGCGCCGGGGTGGTCGGCTTGGGCTGGCCGGCCACCCCTGGCGATTCTAAAGAAGATACAATAGTATCTACAAGCCCACAACGAAAGGACGAAGGATGCGGGTGCGAGTCTACTACAACCTTCACAAGCGCACGTTCAGCATTCAACATCACATCGATGGCAGATGGCTGGTCAGAGACTACGCCGACGAGGTGCGTCTACGAGACGTCGTGTTCAAGGTCAGCGAGGCTGGCAGGCGCCGAGTCCTCGCGGAGGGCCGCAAGAATGTGCACGCGTTCGTCATCGGAACCCTGGTCGACGATCTGCCAGACACTCCCACGAAGGTGATGTACAACCCGCGGACGCAGAGCACCTTCATCGAGAAGGAGACGCAGCGGCCGGTGCATAGCGCGGAGTACGCCAGGCTCATCAACAAGCAAGTCTTGGTCGCGTGAGATTCTAAAGAAGATACAATTACCTCATCAGCTTACAACGAAAGGACACAGCATGAACATCGGAGAACTCAAGACTCTCGTCGACGAGGCGATCGCTCGCGGCATCGACCCAGAGTGCACTGTAGTTCTGGACGCGCAGGCTCTCAGGAACTCGTGGGACTGGCCGATCCTCAAGAAGGTGCACGACCCAAGCGTGAACTCAGACTACCTGTGGTTCACTCTTGTTCCTGGCGAGGAAGCGGACAATCGCTTCAGCCCTGGGCACGTCAACGACGACTGATTCTAAAGAAGATACAATAGATCATACCAACTACAACGAAAGGACAGCAAGATGGGAATGGACGTTTACGGGCACAGCCCGAAGACTGAAGAGGGCGAGTACTTCCGGGCGAACGTCTGGGGATGGCGTCCGATCTGGGACTACTGCGTGCAGATGCACCCGCACCTGGTCGGCGATGAGCCAGAGTACGGCCACTACAACGACGGCTACGGCCTCGATGAGGAGGGCGCTACGCGGCTTGGTGAGGCGATCGAGCAAGATCTTCGAGACGGGCGTGCACACGCCTACATCGAGTCTCGGAACAAGTACCTCGCGAAGCTTGAGCGCCCTGAGTGCGACTGGTGCGATAAGACGGGAATCCGCACGGACAAGGTCGGCGTGGACATGGGCATGCCCGAGAAAGCTCTCGACGCGGTGACGGCTATCATGGTTGGGCGTACGCACGGATGGTGCAACGGCTGCAACGGCGAGGGACGTCAGGATCACCCGGAAACTCTCTACTCTCTCGAGATCGGTGACCTCGACGAGTTCGCGGTGTTTCTGATCAACAGTGGAGGCTTCGGCATCCACTGAGAGAGTTCAGGCCTGCCTAAGGCTGCGCAGTGCAGACGGACAGCTTCTAAAGAAGATACAATAGACAAGGCAACGAAGAACCAAACTCGAAAGGACGAAAAGATGAGGACGTACTTTGCAATGGACGGAAACTACGGAGACGCAGAGGAGTTTCTCGTAGTCGACACGTCGATGTGGGATGACGACGACTGGGCCGCGATCGAGTTCGCGACGAGCAGCGAGCGACTCGCGATCGCGCGACAGATCGACGATGGCGAGTACAACCCGAACCAGCTCGAGCTCCCGCTCGAATCCTGAGATCTTGCCGGCCCAGGGGGGTTACTCCTTTCCCCCTCTGGGCCGGCTGCTCATCATTCTAAAGATGTTATAATGATCTCGTCAGCCCGACCAACGACGAAAGGAAGCAGCCCATGGCATACAAGCCCTCCACCCGTCTACACGAGGTCTTCAATCCGACCTTCGGATACATCTGCTTCACCGGCAGCCAGAGCGCCTGCCTGAGGTACGTGAGCCGCAAGAACAACCCGAACCTCATCGTCCAGCCGGCAGCCCGCTGATCGCGGGCGCCGGCCGCGAATTCTAAAGAAGTTATAATAGAATCAAGCCCACTACGAAAGGACAGCAGATGGTTTACATGTCACTCCCAGGGAGCCGCCAGATCCTCGGCTCGAATAAGTGCCGCATCCTCATCGACGCATGGCGAATGCGTTCGATCCGCAGAGCGTACCGCCGTATGCGGCTCCAAGGGATGAGCTCGATCGAAGCCCGCTACATGGTCTTCAATCTCCTGGACGCGGGCCGATCAGGCAAGTTCGCCTCAGATTCGCTCCCCGCCTGATCGTGATTCTAAAGAAGTTATAATGATATCAAGCCCACGACGAAAGGACACAGAATGACAGTAGTGACCAACACGCCAGACTTGCTCGAGAAGCTCAGGATGATCTCCGCGATCCAGGCTCTCCGCGTCGAGATGCATGGCATGAAGATGACCCGAGGCTTCAGCGCCCTCAAGTTCGTCAAGGAGACGTACGGAATCACCGCCGGCACCAAGGCGAAGGCCTTCGAGCAGATGCTCGAGCTCTACGAGGAGACCTACGGAGAGGAGTACGGCGGGGCGCGGTGAGCGCCCCCACTCTTCTTCTAAAGAAGTTATAATAGTCTACGTGGAAAGGAATAACGACGAGATGGACGCGATGGAAAAGATCGAGGTGCTCGACAGATTCGAGACGTTTCAAGAGGGGCTGATGGACAGACTTCAAGATCGGCTCATGGCGAATGACGTGAGCGAAGTCGCCGACATGGAGAGGCTCCTCGAGCGGCTCGCGGAAGAGATCGAGAAGCGGCGAAGCGAGATCGAGCAGGAGATCGACATCGCGGTCTCTGACTTCTTCGACTGAGCTTCTAAAGAAGTTATAATAAAACCATGAAAGGACACACGGACATGAAGTCAGTATTCGACACGGTCAAGGTCGCGGACGCGAGCTTTCACCGAAACGGAGTCGCCGGCGAGGGATTCACCGTACGGCTCATCGACGACACGTATGACGGCGAGCCCGTGCGGCTGGTCGCCATCACGTTCGATAGCGACCCGATGCGGACGGCGGTCTTGGACGTCGATCTTCTCGCGGATGGCGTCATCGCGTTCGGCGAGAACTCGTGGCGCGGAGATCACTACGCTCTTGCTCTCGGTCTGACGAAGTCAGGCGAGCGCGCGTCGATGGCGTTTGGCTCGAGAGAGTGACGCCGGCGAGCGCACCGGCCCGCCTATAGGCGAGCTATGCAGACGGACTGTCTTTACTAAAGAAAGTATAATAGACTCATGAACGAGAACAAGTCACTGATCGCTTGGGACGCAATCCCCGACCTCGCAGTCGAGCTGGAGAAGCTCCCGACTGGCGCATGGGCGCTTCGCTGGTCCGATGGCGTCGCGAACGAGTGGGAGGAGGAGTTCGAGTTGCTGAGCGTCGCGTTCATTCGACTCGCGAGTCTTTCCCGATGCTCCGAGTCGGATTGGGACAGAGGTTTCTCGCTCGACGCAGAATCTCACTCGATCGTCGCTGACGAGATTCTAGAGTCACTCGTCGAGTAATGTCTCTGCCCACTCTCCCTAGAGTTCTAAAGAAGTTATAATGGATCTTACCAGCCAGGGTGGCTGGGGAACGACGAAAGGACATGGAATGACCAAGTGGTGTCTCCTCAAGGAGTCCGATGGTGCGCGCGGCGTGGCCGGCAAGCGCAAGATCTACGAGATCACCATCACCGACGATCACGAGGTGATCTTCGAGTGGGGTCGCGCTGAGAAGAAGGAGCGGCAGGGCACGAAGGTGCAGCGGTTCTTCTCGGACCAGGCGGCCCGCCGAGCGGCCGCTGAGCAGCTCTTCGCCAAGCAGGCCAAGGGCTACGTCCTGGCCTACACGGTCTGAGCCGCCGGCAAGCCGGCTGGGGCGCAAGCCTCGGCCGGCAAGCCGCCGGTTGGCAGCGGTAACCGAGTTCTAAAGAAGTTATAATGATCTCATGAACAAGAACAAGTCAGCCCCAAAGATGAAGAACACGTGGAGCGCGGAAGAGCGTGCGGCGTTCGCCGCGGGCGTCCGAGTTCGGGCCAACACCCTGCCGAACAAGCGCCGCCAGGCCGCCAAGAAGGCCTGCCGCGGCCGAGTTCAGGCCGCCTGACCGAGCCACCGCGCGAAATAGCCTGAGAGTGGCCTGAGTGCCGCTCTCTTGGCCGTCAACCCGGCCAATGGCTAGGAATACGGCAAAATGACGCCGGCTGGCAGTGGTATGCGGTTTTCTAAAGAAGTTATAATAGTCCACATGCCCACCTACATTACATCCCATTACCGATCCCTCAACCTCACCGACTCCTACGACCAACACGACCATCTTGTCATAACTACCGTCGATAACTGGCTGCGACTCGTCTCGAATCTCAAATCGCGACTCACCGAAACCGAACTCGCCGAAATCTTCGACGACGACATGCGCGCCACCGCCGTCCACATCTCCACCGACCCGAACTTCGTCCATCCCGAATCCCGCTAACTGCCGGCCTACCGGCCTGCCGGCTAACTGCCGGCCGGCCGGCCAGCCAGCCAGCCGACCTGCCGCAAAAACTAAAGAAGTTATAATATAAATATCGCCGGCCAGCCGGGCCAGCCAAACACGAAAGGTCATACATGCCCACCTTCCGAATCTGCCTCAACGACACCGACGCACCGTTCGCCGACGTCTACGCCGAAATCATCGACGCCTGCCCGTCAGCCGTCATCCAGCGCCTCGACCGCTTCTACCGCGACGAGGTCTTCCACAACGTCACCGTCACGCCCGACCAAGTCGCCGACCTCGCCGACTACTACGCCACCGATCTCGACGAATTCATCGCCGACTACCAAATCTGACCGGCCTCGCGCCGGCCGGCCTCGCGCCGGCCGGCCAGCCGGCCTACCGACCGACCACGCCGACTGACTTCTAAAGAAGTTATAATAAAACTATCAGCCAACACGGAAGGACACAGATGAGCATCAACTGGAGCGAGATCGGCAAGGCGCCTGAGGGCGAGTGCGAGTACTGCGACAACATGCGCGCCGAAGGAACCAGCTTCCATCCCAACCACAACGCTTCGCAGAGGTGCGAGTCTGGCGGCCGAAACCACTGCACGTGCGATCGGTGCTTCTGATCTAAAGAAAGTATAATGATCTCATCAGCCAATACGGAAGGACAAAGATGAAGACCACAGAGTGGATCGAGATCGACGATCGGGAGTGCGAGTACCCCGACTGCGAAAACTTCGAGAAGAAGGTTGACGTCGAAGTCAACTTCGAGATGCACGATGGCAAGCGCCGAGAAGAGTGGACATGCGGTCTCTGTGATTCAGTGCACTCCGTGGTGGAGATCTGACAATGGGAATGGACAGATTCATGCGGCGTCGCATAGAGAACGAAGACTGGGCGACTGAGAAAGTTGTTGTCAACGACGTCGTATGGGACGTCATGCGGCCGACTCGGGTCGAGGACGCCGTCGACAACGCCATCGCTGTCACCATTGACAGGGCCGGAACAACAGGGGGCCGTGGCTATGTCTGCCGAGCCTCTACGTACGGCGAACAGCTCGTGACGTACAGCAACGACGTTTTCGCCTACACGATCCAGAGCGGGGTCAACGAGAGAGTTCTAAGTGAGTGCGTCTACGATCCAAAGGATGCTCTCCGCGAGTTGGGAATGAGCGACATGCAAATGGAGGCGTGGGCGTCTCGGTTTTGCTTCGATCTTTCTCCTAAGAAAGAAATCATCAAAGACAGAGCCCCACTGCACTACGCATCGTATCACTACGGCTCTCATTGGAATCGCCGCAGTGAGCACGACCGTTCGTCGAAGTCGATGGAATGGCCGCAGATGGAAGCGTGGGTTCAAGGCTTTATGAACAAGTACTCTCCCTCGACGTACCCCTACGAAGACGAAGACGAATAGCTTCTAAAGAAGTTATAATAGTTCTTACCAGCAAGCCCGCTGGTCAGACGAAAGGACGGAGCATGGGACGCGAAGACTACGAGCACTGGAACGAGGACGCGGATTATGTGTGGTGGCAGGAAGAGGGCCGTCACCCGTACGATCCTGAGTGGGACGACCCGTACGACGACTGATGATGGAGACAGACGTGACGCGGTGCTTCGCGTGCGAGACAGAGTTTGAGTCAGAGTTTCACGATGTCTCAGGCTACTCGACAACCCCGTGCCCGAACTGCGGTTCGATCGCGACTGAAGACGATTCCCCGGACGAATAGAGGCGAGCAATGACGACAGACACCGACAGCATCTATGTGAAGACGCCCGCGTGCCGAGTGTGCGGCCGCTCAGACTTTCTTGCGGTCCGCGAGAGCGATCTCGAGCGCTACAACGCCGGCGCACTGGCTCAGGAGGCGTTTCCTGAGATGCCGATCGAGCGCCGAGAGCAACTCATCTCTGGGACGCATCCGGAGTGCTGGAAGAAGTTGTTCGGATGAGCGTAAGGGCCGCCGGCCGGTATCCCAGTCTCAAGATGTTCATTACTCCAGACTGGAGAGCGGCTCTCCCTCCCGTGGAGACGTAGGGTAGCGTCCGCGGGAGGGTGAACCGGCCATACGATCTAAAGAAGTTACAATATACGTATGCAGCAGGACCACCTGATCTACACGACAACGACGCGGTATGCGGTAGTCGATGGCGCTCTCTACCAAGAGCACTCTCGCGGACTCAAGCCGCTTCTCTTCGAGGTCACTGAAGAGATCATGATGCCCGATGACAGCGTGATCATGCGCGGCGAGAGCTTTCACGTCGCCGGTGCCGAGCGCACTGTCGATCTCGGTGTCGTAACTCATCGACTCTTTGGAGTTCGCCGGCACGTTTGGTGAGATTCTAAAGAAGTTATAATGATCTCATAACAACCCACCGGGTTAGCAACCCGCTAAATGTTGAAGCCGAAAGGTGGAGTCTAGCGGAGACCCGGTGGGCATAAAGTTTAAGACGTCGCGGAGAAAAGCGACGCGAGGCGAGTACCGTGGGCAACGCTGTAAAGCTCTAAGGAGAGACAGACGTCGGCGATGCCGAATAATGGCGGTTGATCGTGAGATTGCTAGATCACACGGTCTAGGGCTAGCACCCTAACCCACGGGAAAGACGCACAAGCAGAAACAAAGACAAAGGACAAAAGATGACGACAAAGTACGCAACACGCAAGACGAGCTGGGACGGAGAAGAGGACGCCTACAACAAGTGGGAGTGGCGACAGGTCGAGTGCGCCGGCGGTCTGATGTACGTAACTGACGACTTTCGCTTCTTCGCGAATGGCTACCTCGGGCAGCGTTGGGGCGAAGTAGCGCCGAATCAGTCGAAGCTGTACATCACCTTCGGAGACGACTTCGACGTAGTGGAGAATCTCGAGAACCGCACGCGGCGCCCTCACACGCTGTATCGTAAGTTCTTGAACGACAAGGTCTTCCCGACTCTCGGCGTCGAGGCTCCGAAGCTCTCCTGGAGCCAGAAATGCGGATGCACGATGTGCCCGTGCTCTCCAGGCTTCATCATCAACGGCAACTGGGTTTCTGAGGTTCTCGTGCCGGCAGCAACTGGGCTCAAGGCGGCAAACACCAATGCTCGCGTTGAGGAGGGCTTCTTTCCTCGTCGCGCGGACATTTCCGTGCGGATTCTCAACGCGGACTTCGAGAACTATGACAGCAGCAAGCCTGCTCGAACTGTCGTCGCTCTCTGAGCAGCAAAACTTCTAAAGAAGTTATAATAGTACGCATGGACACACTGACAAAGACAATGACATGGATCATGGCGCTCCTCTTCTCAGCAATGGGAGCCTACGGGGTCTGGGCGGTCATCGAAGAGACCAATCGCAGACACGAGGTGGAGCCGATCGGCTTTCACGGAATGGTGTTCGCGGTTGCGCTGATTGTCGCGATTCTCGCGGTCACGGTGATCGTCGTCTCCGGCGTCATCGACGAGATGCGGAATCTCAGTCACGACGAGTACGAGTGACCAAACTCTACGAACGAGCCAATGGATAGGCACTCGGTCTCCAAAACCGAGCAAAACGGGGTTCGACTCCTCGCGTTCGTGCTAGAACTAAAGAAGTTATAATAGTCTACATGGAAGGACGCAAGATCACAACAGTCACCGCTTACATCACCAAACCCGGTGAGCAAAAGCCGTACGTCTTCACCGTGGAGATCGCGGCCCCTGGCGACACAATCAAGAGACGCTTCAAGAAGATGAACGACGCGATCTCGTGGCTCCAACACTGGGCGACTGCCCGCGGCGTCAAGATCGACCTCAGGCAGGCGAAGTAATCTAAAGAAGTTATAATAATCTTCACAGGAGGACACAAGGACATGGCAAAGAACTGGACCGAAGCTCACATGACGAGCATTCCCAACTGCGACATCTGCGGCACGACGCCGGCTGTTGTCGATGCGGGAACCCGCATGGGCCCGTGGGCGTACATGTGCACGTCGTGCTGGCATCTCGACGGCAAGAGCCCTGGCAAGCTCGGTGCGGGCATCGGCCAGAAGCTCGTGAAGGTGGAGAGCTGACGTGAAGGTTCCGAAAGTCTGCCCGCGGTGCCTCGGCTGGGTACCAAACAACGAGACGCCTGGCGCGTACCCCGGCGCGCTGTCCCGAGCGGACAACAAGACTGAGATCTGCTCCGAGTGCGGCAGCCACGAAGCTCTACAGGACTTCCTTGAGGGCGGGTGCACTCCAAAAGAAAGCTGGCCAATCGCCGGCAGGTGACAAAGTAACATCTAAAGAAAGTATAATGATCTCATGAACGACGCTAAGACATTCACTTCTCTGAAGAATCTCGTTCTGACGAGGGGGTCGCGCGTCGTCGCAGGGTCGATCTACCGAGCCGACAACAAGATCGACGCCGGAAAGCGATTCCTAGACGCGCTGCCGACCTGGCGAAAGAGCACAGGCGACGCGGCGACAATGCGGGAGCTCGAGAGGCGTCTTCGAGAGTCGATCGAGGCTCACGAGAACACGTTGATTGCTCTCGAGCTTTTTGAACTTCGTAGACTCAACTTGGAGGACGCCGGCTGATGCCAAGAAAAATCACGCTAGTCAGCGCAGATGGAGACTCGCGGATCGTTCTCTACTCGGTGTTCGGGCGGTTGCTTCTTCTCGTCGTCAAGTCTCCACGCGGAACGCGTCGCATTCTCGGTTTCCGCACGGAAGAGGCACTCCTCGAGAAGATCAACGTCTGTCTCAAGGACGCGGCAGAACGAGAGTCTCGAGTGCTGCTGCCAAAAGCGAAAGAGTGGCCGTGGCCGGCGCCAACAGAGAGCGATCTTCCGTATCGTTGGTTGGAAGACTAAAGATGATAAAATGACATCAACAACGACGAGAGAACGGAGACACAGATGGCAAGAGACCTGACGTTCATGGTCGCCAACTCAATGGAGGCGTACTGCGAGAAAGTCATGGAGATCGGCGTCGAGAAAGTAGCGAAGCACGCCGGCTTGAAAGAAAGAGTCGTTAGAAAGTTCATCAACGACACATACGCGTCCAAGAACGCAGACGTTCGCAAGATTCAAGAAGCGGTCAAGGCGATCTTGGCCGAGAGCGAAGACACGGAGAAGAAAGAATGACCCCCACCGAAGAGATCAAAGCAGACATCATCGCAGAGTTCGAGCGCTCGAGAAGCGTTGCGGCAGTCATCGACACGTTTCGCGGTCGAGTCGGCCCAGCAGTAGTGCGCGACGTTCTTGAGCCGAGAAAGCACCTCTCGCTTTCGCGGTTCCCTCGGCGCGATGCCGCTACTGAAGACGACTTGCTTCTCGCGTTGTCGAAGGCAAACGTCGCCGGCGCACAGTCAGTTGCGGCGTACCAAGCGTATCGCGCGGAGCATCCCGAGCTTTCCATGCCGTCAGCGCAAACAATCATCCTCCGCTTCGGCTCATGGTCTGCCGCGCGCGATGCCGCCAGGTTGCCGACGCGCCGACGCGCCATTCGGTCGACGTCAAAGAGCTTTTCAGACGATCAAATCTCAGACGCTGTCCGAGCTTTCGTAGAGTTTGCTCGCGAAGAGAAGATCAAGCCGACGCAGCAAGCGTACGATCGCTTTGCTCGTGACAGCGAGAACAAACTCCCGCTCCTCTCAACAGTTCGCGCACGTTTCTCCAAGTCATACGCGACTTGGACTCAGATCATAAGGGCTCACGATTCAACGATTGAACGCACTCACTAATCGATGGCGGAAGGCAAATGTGGATACTTACGAAAGGAGGTGTAAACCTTGGAACGTACAGATGTAACTAGCATCAACCGCCATCGCTGGTCGGGTGTCAGATACGAGGGTCGGATCAAAGCCGACCTTTATCTCGACTTCGATCACGTCGACTACAGCGCGTCAGTTTCTGTTTGGACTGATAACGGCTGGCAGCGCATCGGTAGCTTCACTCCCAATCGGGAGGGTGCCCGGTGGAAGTCTGCCGCTTACAATCCGTCAAACATCGCCGACGCGGACGAAGAAGAGCTTCGTCAGGCGCTCGAGTTCGATCTGGACTACCTGATCGAGTTCGGTCGCGAGTTCCTCGCCGGCCTGTGAGCCGGTGAGAAGTGACACTCTTCGTCGGGACCACAGAAAGTGGAGAGTGGTACCCGGCGGAGGGTGTCAACCAAACAACGCGGTAGCAATGTGATAGCGTATTCATAGCAAGGAGGTCGCTATGCAACGTGTTTGTATGAGCTGCGGCGCGCAGTATGATGACAGTCTTGAAGATCACATTGTTCTTGAGAGACCTCGAGCGGTCTCGTGTGTGAGAGTCGATAAGAAATCTTCTGAACTGGAGAACGAAAATGCAAACACTTGAGCAAGCCGAAAGTGACTTTGAAACCGAAGTGCTCGAGATGCTCGAGACAATCGACAGTTCTATCTCGCAGACTCACGAAAAAACAATGGTGCCAGCGTCCATCGTGTGCGACATGCTTCTTGACATCAGATCTGCGGCAATGCGATTCATCGAGAGATTGAACTAAAGAAGATATATTGACAATATGGAAATGACGTTCGACGAGTTTGTTCTTCACGCGGTAAAGGCGCATCACGCGTGCCGCGGCGAACTTCGCTATGGCCAAGTCGTGTTCAACGAACTTCACACAATTCGACCCGACATCGCGGAGACACTGCGCGACACTGCCAACGACCCGTTCTACAAAAGAGTCGTCAGCGACGAGACATGGCGCGTCATTCACAACAACTGGGGCGACACGGAATGATCAGCATCGACACGATTCACTTCAACGTCGACAAAGAAAAATCGCTCATCTTTTCGATAGCGAGCGTCGACAAGCGTGTTGAGTGCGCGCTACTCGAGAAAGACTCTCTCGTGCCGGCTGACGAGTGGGCAGAAGAGTTCTCGACCGGAGACGATGTTGTGCCGGTCGACGATTTGATCGATCTAGTCATCTTGGCAAGAAAAGCCCTCGATTGGGCAGAAGACGACATCCCATGATATAGTGCCTCACATTCGGAGGCCGAAGCAACCCTGACGAACAGACTGGAGAAAAGATGCGTTTTGACATCGAGTTTTACAACACTGCCGTGGGAATCACCTGGGGCCTAGTAGTTTTTCTACTCGGAGGAATGTTTATTACGCGCAAGCGCGGTAGGTAGATTCACGCTTCGCCAGCGATGCGGCCGGCCTAGTGCCCTTGCGACTCGCAATTGGAAAAACTAATGAAAGATAGCCTCGAGCGGGTGGTCTCAAGCAGACTGCCCGCTCGAGACATCTCTCCGCTGTGAAGGAATGACGATGCACATTTACGGATGTGAACCCGACTCGCCGGCTGGCGAGAAGTTCTACAGAAACGTCTGGGCGTGGCACTCTCTTTGGACGTACTGCGAAGATCGTCACGAGGACTTGGCGCATCGCGTTCATCGTCCGTACGCCTCGGATGGCGATGGGCTTGACGAAAACGAGGCAACAGATCTCGGTTGGCGACTGTTCTTCGATCTTGTTCACGGAATCGCTGAAGAATACGTCGACTCGAGAAACGCGATCGTGTACGCGCTACCAAACAACGAATGTCACATTTGCGGCGGCTCTGGTGTTCGCTCAGACCAGGTCGGAGAAGATCTGTCGATGCCGTGGCGCGCTCTTGACGTCGATCAGGCAATCAAACTCGGCAGAGCCCGCGGCTGGTGTAACTACTGCCGCGGAGAGGGTAGAGTTCTCGAGTTCGAACGCAGCCACCGGCTAAGCACTGTCGACATCGCGGAGTTCGCAGACTTCTTAGTTCATTCCGGCGGGTTTGAAATCTACTAACTAAAGAAGATACAATGTAGGCATGGGCAAGTACAGCGAAGTTATTGACAACATCGTTGAGAGAACCGGATGGCCGCGGTCGTTCGCAAGCGAATACGCCGTGGCGCGGCTGTATCATCACGAAAGCCATCTCCGGGCGATGAAATCCGCGATGAAGTCGTCGTACGTCACCTCCGCGGAAAAAGAGCAGGTCAAGCGGCTCAGCGCAGAAGAACGTGCTTGATCTAAAGAAAGTAAGATGACCTCATGACAACGACAGCGACCCCGACCATCGAGATTGACGTGACGATTATGTCGCCTCTCGTCAATGCCGAGTGCTCGAGCGACAACAAGTGGTGGCTCGAAATACAAATGACAGGCAACAACTCGCCGCGCGTGCTGCGAAAAGTCCGAATCAACTTCCGTCAGCCGTGTAGCTCATTTGACGAAGCACTCGAGGAGTTCAAAGACTGGGCAAAGCACCGCGGGCTGGGATCGTTTGAGCCCGCGATCGAGTACTTCGAGGCGCTGGACAGGGCGATCATCAACGAAGCGCGCGACAAAATTTACGGAAAGATCGTGACGCTTCCTCTGCCGTCTTGGGCCTGATGTCTTTCTAAAGACATTATAATATCTTCATGAACAAAAACGCCGATGATGTTGGCTGGTGGTTTGCGCTTAGTTGCTTGGCAGCGGGGGTGGCCACTCTACTGACGAGCATCTTCATTCTTCACTGACGCGAATGACAACGACAAACGTAGCTTCAACTCTCGAAAAAGAGTACCGATCGTTCAAGAAGATGATCGCGTCGTACGCGACAAAGAAGGGGTCGAGCGACCCAGACGAGATCGTCTCGATGACTTTCTCTAAGCTGCTTGCTCGAGACTCAGTCTACGGCGGGACCAGCGGTCTTCGATCGCTTGCTCTCGTGATCGCGCACGCGGCAGTCATGGACGAGCATCGCAGAAATTCCGCGAGAAAGACTGAGCCCTGCGACCCAGAAAACTTTTCCTTCGCGTTCAACGGCAAACTGTCTTGCGAAGACGTCTACGCATTCGAGAATGACGACTACCGAGCAAACGTAGAAGCTCTCAGGAAAGCTTTCGAAGTGCTTGACGACAGATCGCGTGAAATCGTCTCGTTGCGGTACGCTTGGGAGCTTTCGTCAAAGGAGATCTCAGCAAAGCTGCAAATGAGTGACGCAGCCGTTCGAGTAGCTCTTCACAGAGCAACAAAGCGCCTCCGCGACGAGATAGTTCTTGTCGCGTAAGCAACAACACAACACAACACAACACTGGAGCGACGTATGGACGCAGAAGAAGTATTGAAAGCAATTGAGAGCGGCCGGCTTGACGGAGATCTTTTCAACATTGACAACGCGGTCGCCGAGAGACGAGAAAAGATTCGCGTGACCGCGAAAGTCGACGACTATCTGATCGGAGACCGCGTACGCGTGAACACTAAGGCGTCGCCGGCGTATATTCACGGCGAGCTCGGGACAATTGTCGGCAAAGCGCGAACAAAGCTTCTCATGCGATTTGACAGGCCGGTCGGAAGGTTTTCGTCAGTCGATGAGAACGGAATCTCGCATGGCGTCGAGGTGAAGGTGCCGCTGTCGATCATTGACAAGGTATAGTACCGATGTGACGACAATTCTCGCGGTTCAAGGCGACACCTGGTCAGTTGTTGGCTGCGATTCGCTCGTGTCCGACGACAACGGCAGAGCATACAGCCTCGCGCCTGGTGTCTCGAAGATGACCGAAAAGTCAGGCTATGTCATGGCGACTGCCGGCGATCTTCGTGCGATCAACATCGTTTGTCACGCTTTTGATCCGCCAAAGCCGCCGAAAGTCTTTGGCGCAGACTTGGATTCGTTTTTCACGTCGAAGTTCATACCTGCCCTCCGCGAGTGCTTTGAGTCCCACGGATACGCGACAAAGAGCGACAAAGAGCAAGCAGCTCACGGGTCGTCGCTCATCATCTCAGTTCGCGGCGTGATCTACGCGGTAGACGAAGACTACGCTTGGACTCGAGACAGATATGGGTTCTATAGCGCCGGCAGCGGCGGAGACTATGCGATCGGCGCGATGAACGCTCTATGCGACTACAATCCGAACTTTCTCTCAGACGTGCTCGCGGTAGAGTATGTTCAGAGAGCTATTGAAATAGCAACAAAACTTGACACAGGTTCAAGGCTACCATCACAGGTAATCTCTCAGACCATAGCACCCTAGGAGACACAGTGACGCCGTCATGGATGAAAAACGCACCCTGCTCGGGAAAATCAGAGCTATTTTTCAACGAAACGTCGAAAAAGACAGTAGAAAGAGCCAGAAAGATCTGCCAGTCGTGTAGTGCAAGAGAAAAGTGCTACGAGCACGCGATGAAACACACGGACCTTGGCGTCTGGGCCGGACTTACAACGAACCAGCGCGAAAAAATCAAGCGGCAGATCAGAAAAACCCTGAGAAATGACAGAAAGTCAACTCAGAAGCAAGAGTCTATGTAATATTGTCTTTCGCTATGGCGAAGCAACAAGCAACCAAGTCGAAGAGAAGGGAGCCCGTCGTGAAACGAGGTGAGCACGTTTGGAAGTGCCCGGCATGCGGGAATCGCATCACTACGTACCTCGCGCTTACTGCGATCCCGACGTGCGACAACGAACGCAAGCATCATTTGCGGGAAATGTCAGAGGTCCAGAGGTGAAACGCGCCGGCGTCGTGACACTGGCGTGCTTCGCGCTGACGGCACTGTCGACAATCATCGCGGTTGTCGCTTGGAGAATGTCGATAAGAATTGATAAGCATGAGAAAGAACAGCCAGCCACGCTTCTTGGAGTTGTTTCGCCGTCTCAGAACGTCGTCGAGTCTTTCCGTAGGTCACAGCCCTGATGTTCTAATCGACAACCAAGATCTGTATAATGAAAAAGACAATATGAAAGACGTAAGCGATGAAGAGAGAATACTTCAACTCGAGTGGCAGGTCGCTCAGCTACAGCTACGGTACGACGAGGAGCTTTCTCGAAGCAATCGCTTGCAATCCGAGATGGATCGCGTCTACAGGCGTTTGAATCAACTCGACGATCTGCTATGAGCGAAAAGTCACTACTAAACGAAGCACGATCATTGATCGAAAGATCAAGAACCGAGCTTCAGAACATACAACAAGACAAAAAGAGGCAGAAAATGAACAACACAGACACTACAACTACGACTGCGGCTGAAACTATCGCCGTCGACCCGATGAGCACGCTTCGAGACGAGAAGAACCTCATTTCAGACAGCACGCCGGCTGTTACCGACGCGGCTACCGCCGGACGACTCTACACCTCCGGCCTCAGCATCGACGCCGTTGGCAAGAACCTCGGTGTTTCGTACGCCAAGGCTCGCCGGCTTGTTCGCGAGGCTGGTGTCGAACTGCGCGACCCCTCCGCTCGGCTCAAGGGGCGCACTCGGAAGAGCGCTTCCTGACATGCGACGTCCCGACTGGGTCTCAAGACTGCGAGACGTAGTCTGGACTGCCGTCGTTGCGACTGCGGCAGGCGCGATGTCTGTCGCGGCCGCAGCGGCGGGTGCAAGCACTGAGCTCGTCGTGTCGCTTGGGCTCTACGGTATCATTCTCGCGATTCTTGCGCCAAAGCAATGATACAATGAACCTAGCTACGGCGTAAGGAGACAGAAATGGCCGAAATCTACAAAATTGTCGCGTTCGACTCCGACGGAAGGCGTCTCGAGTCGTACGCGATGCCCGGCATGCACCGAATGTTCTCGAGGAGCATGATGGAGGAATACGGCAACGTTGAGGTGACGCCGATGGCGTTTTCTGATCTGCCGAGTGACATCCTCGAGCAAGTGAAGAAGTCGAATGTCGCGCTCGATGACGAGACGCCGGCTGAATAACTAAAGACTGTATAGTGGCACCAGCCCACTACAACTAACAAACCAAATGACAAAATGACGGAGGATAGGTATGTGGGTGTTCACCCAAGAAGGTTTTGTAAGCGTCGTCAATCACAATCGCGACGATGGGAAGCTTACGGTTCGCGCTCGAGACGTGCGTTCATTGGAGTCCATCGCGAATCTCGAGGAAACTGAGATCATCTCGACGCCTCATCGTGACTACGAGCACCGAGTGTTCGTGTCGCCCGGGACGTACGCGGAGTGGCTTGCAGGGCAGGTCGACACGCTCAACTACTCGAACTTCAAGGACCGCGTCAAGGTTTCTCGAGGAAAGCAGTGGGCGGCAGCATGCGGAGGCGTCTGGAGCACCATGCTCGATGTCTCAGACACGCACAAGGTCGCGTCGCTGTACTGAGATGGCGAAGTCGAAGCTCAAGCATGTTTGCCGGCGCTGTGGCAAAGGCTTCGAGCGAGCGACGGAGCACGCTGCGCATCTGACACTTGAACACGCCACGCGCTACGTTCCCAAGAAAGAGCGTTGGAAGGGTCGAGTTCTGATCTGCGGCAAGTGCCTCATGGACATGGAAACTGTCGACGACGGTGAGCGCCGAGTGTGCCCTCACTGCGGATTCAGCCTTGCAATCGACGACCAACACAAAAGAACCTAGGAGACTTCGATGGCAAAGTCAGCACGCCTCGTCGAGCCGTTCCCGCTTACTCTGCATGGCAAGCCGTACTTCATTCTCACGGTCTTGAAGTCAGCGAGAAAGTCGATGACCGTAGACGAGATCACCGCGTTCAATCCGAGAGACCTCGAGAATCGCCGAGTGACAATCGTCTTGAAGAAGTTTGTAGACGAAGGTCTAGCCACGCGGAATGACGAGACATCTGCGTACGAAATCACACCGCGTGGCATCCTCATGATCGAGTGCCTTCACGCTCGTGCGGCAGGGTTGTCTACACCGTTAGACGAGCCCTGGCGTGGAATAAAAGACATCACACGACAGAAGAACTTGAGAAATGCGAACAGATCACACGGAAGAAGCAAGTGACGCTCGAACGCTCGTCGAAATCGAGCCAGGCTCACCGAATCGCAGAGGGCAGTGCACGATCTGCGGAAGAAAGTCATTTCGCTGGTCGACGTGGGCGCACGTCGAGAAGTGGCACAGAAAGCACAAGTGTGTCTAGGGTTCTGCCGGTCACACGTGTATGATGGCTGTACGACGCTGCAGCGAAGGGAAACGACAATGAAAAAGACAATTCTTCTACCGATTATCTTTTTGGCCGCCTGCGGCGGAGAGAGGATCGTGTACGTCGAAGCAACAACTACGACGCCACCCGCGGCAGAAGAGCCAGCGGACACGACTGTGCCTCCGACAACTACTGCCGAGGTGCCAACCTCTGAAACGCGCCCGACTCTGGCTCCGTACGAAGAGCCGCCGATGAACGGGTACCAACCAGACGTCTACCTTGACATGGTCAGAGAAGACACGCCTCTGTGGTACTACAGCTATACGGATGACGTTCTCATCAACCTCGCCGCCGGCATTTGTGATTCGCTTGATCAGGGGTTCGCGATCGACAGGCTTCTCGTCGAGGTCATGCTGATGGTGTCCGAAGTAGACCCGACGCTCAACGAAAGCATCGGACTTTGGATGCGGCATGTAGTTCGCTACGTCTGCCCAGAGCACTTCGGACAGATCGAAGCTCTTGCCGGCTGATGAGTGACAGAAACATCGTAGAAGACTTGAGAACCATGGCTCGGGTCGTTGATGAGTCTCAGGGCGAAGCGACTGTGACGATGCTGTCCGGTTCACTGTTCGACGACGCTGCCGACGAGATCGAGCGTCTCGCCACAGAGCGTGATCAATGGCAGGCAAAAACGGCAGGCATCAGCCAAGACATCTCCAACGCCGAAGACGAACTCGACGATGCTCGCCTCGTCATTGAACGACTCCGCAATGCCGGTGATCATCTTGCTGCCAGCATCAGAACTGGCCGCTGGGACGGCGCTCTAGATGCTTGGGATGATGCCCGGGGAGGTGACGCATCGTGACATTCTTTGAGGTCGAGTCAGACCCGCCCGAAACCGCAGTAGTCAACGCGGCGCACGACGCAGCGGACGAGATACGGCATCTTCGAGAGCACATCAAGTCCTTGACGACAGAGTATCGCGACAACATGCTCAGAGCTGTCGCCGAGTCCGAAAAGCTTCGTTCGGTGATCGCAGAGCTGCGAGCCGAGATCGAGCACCTTCAAGCAGCGGCAAAGGGCTAGGAAACTCAAAACTAAAGATGTTACTATGGTCTACATGACAGGTAACCAGGGTAACGAAGCAATCCGCCGACCGATTCCAGGGTCTTCGACCAAGTTTGTCGGTGGCGCAGGTCACTGGGCTTGGCGAGGTTCGAAGAAGCCGAAGACCAAGAAGTGATACAATCTTGCCATGGGCAAGAGCATGATGGAGCGGCTCGCCCTGCTCCCAGACGAAGAACGCGCCGCGCTGCTCGACGGAGTAGACATGGACGCGCTCGTTTGGGACTGGCGAGCCTGGGCGAGGCCCGAACAGCTACCGCCTGACGGAACCGATTGGTCAATTTGGATGTACCTCGCGGGCAGAGGCGCCGGCAAGACGCGATCAGCCGCCGAGTGGGTCCGTGAGAAGGCGAAGGACACTTCGCAGGGTCAAATACGTTTCGCGCTCGTCGCACGTACTGCGGCTGACGTGCGTGACGTCATCGTCGAGGGCGAGTCTGGGATCATCAGCGTCTCGCCGCCGAGCGAGCGCCCACTGTACGAGCCGTCGAAGCGACGACTGACGTGGCCGAACGGAAACACCGCGACGTGCTTCACCGCGGACGAACCAGACGGCCTTCGTGGTCCGCAGTTCCACTACGCCTGGGCAGACGAGATCGCGGCATGGCGGCAGTCGCCGGACGCGGCTGGAATGACATCGTGGGACAACCTTCGCGTCGCCACTCGTCTTGGGAAGGCGCCACAGATCATCTGCACGACCACGCCGAAACGCGTGCCGGTTCTGTACTCGCTGCTTGCGGAATCCGAGAAGGGTTACAACGTTCGCATCTCGAGAGGATCGACGCTTGACAACGCCGGCAACCTTTCGTCGACGTATCTCGACGCGATCACCGGTGTCTACGCTGGAACGCGGCTTGCTGCGCAGGAGCTCTACGGCGAGATGCTCTCCGACGTCGAAGGCGCGCTCTGGACAGATGAACTCATCGAACGATCGAGAGAAACCGGGTTCCCGCACTCGGCGCCACTCAGAGTAGTTGGTGTCGACCCGTCAGTCGCCGAGAACCCAAGAGACGAGTGCGGGATTGTCGTCTGCGCGTCGACAGGCGAGCGAGATCTGTACAAACGCAACGCGTGGGTTCTCGAGGACGCAAGTATCCACGGCTCACCTGAGCAATGGGCGAACAAGGTCGTCGAGATGGCGCGAAAGTACTCGTGCCCTGTCGTGGCAGAAGTCAACCAGGGCGGCGCCCTTGTCACGAACGCCATCCTCGCAATCGACCCGTCGATCAAGGTTCTCGAGGTACACTCGAAACATGGCAAGGCGCTTCGCGCCGAACCAGTTACGCTCGCGTACGAACAGAACCGAGTCCACCACATCAACTACCTTCCGGAGCTCGAGTCGCAGATGATCGCGTGGATTCCCGGCGAGGGGAAGTCGCCAGACAGAATCGACGCGCTCGTACACGCGCTCACCGCGCTGCTCATCAAACCGCCGAAAGGTTTTGTCGGAGGCACGATCACTGCCAAGTCTGTCGCGTCAAGAAGACTGCCAGCGTTCCGTGGAGGGCAGTCGTCAACGGGCAGAGGTGGTAGAGTATTTACAGTACGGTAATTGATACCAAACCGAACAAGGAAGTGTAACATGAGCACAGAGTTCAACCCAGACGCCAAAGACGGCGACGGCGACGGAGTAGTCCAGGAAGGGACAGAGTTCGAGCGCCCAATCGGCGATGGCTACAACCCAGACGCCACAGATGGCGATGGCGATGGCAAGGTGCAGGACGGCACCAAGTTCGAGCGCCCGGTAGGAGAGACTGCTGTTGTCGCTGCCGCGGAAGAGCCAGAGCCGAAGCCAGAGCCGAAGCCAAAGTCAAAGCCGGCTTCAAAGAAACGACGCGACCCATCGCCGGGTGGCGCAGCAGTCAGTGGCAACGAAACTGACAACGTGTCACTTGCGGCTTGCGTCTTCAAGAACAAGGCCGCGAAGAAGTCGCTGTCAATTCACCACGTCCAGCGTCGCCTGACCGAGCTCGGCTACCCCGACGCGTACACTGACAAGGACGGTTGGTATGGAGACCTCACCCTTGCGGCTGTCGCTCAGTACCAATCCGACGAGGGTCTTGACGGCGAAGGGGTCATCACGATGGAGACACTTGAGTCTCTGTTTGCGGATGACTGCAACGTGACCGTCGTCAACTGATCGCCGCATTTCACCACACGCGGAAGAGGCCGGGGCATTCACCCCGGCCTTTTCCGTGCGGCTTGCTCCTTTGCGGTCAGATCTCGTCGTAGTTGTCAGTCAGCGTCTCGTAGATGCCGACGCATGCGGTAGTCATGACGCCGATGAAGAAGAGGAAGACTGAGACCGCGATGACGGTTTCCCATGCGGTCATGCCGCTCATGTCGTACGTCTTGTTGACGTCAGCAATGAATGCGGCAATCATTCCAAACCCGAAGAGGGCGACGATCGCGGTGGCGATGAGTGCGGGAAGCTTCTTCATATTCATTTGGTTTTCCTTTCGTCGTTGCACCTTTGCGGGTGCGGCTGGCTTGTTATAGACCATAGTATCATCTTTAGATCAAAAGTACACCCCCTTTACCAAACTTTTTTGCAGAAAGCTTGGAAGTCGTTGTCACTCAACGAAAAAAACTTTGCACTTTCCTGTTCGCTGGCAGACTTTGACCACAGAAAAGCATGTTGGCCATGGCCATGGCCCTGGCAGGCCTGGCAGGCAGGCAGGCGCACACTACAAGGCCTACTTGACCACTCAGAGGCCACTCAGACGCCACAAGGCAGCAGGCGACCACTACCTGGCTGGTGTCTCGACCTCAAGAGGTGGAGAGGCAGGTAAGCTGCCTGCTCAAGCGTCGACGACATTCTCCTAGGCAGTTGTAGGCCTCAAGTAGTGACTACCTCGTCGTCATGTCAACGTCTCCTCTGAGAGCTCAGACAAGTAGCAAGAGAAAGAGCGCTCACAACTTCTCTCTTGCTCTCAAGCAGGAAAAAGTTGACAGTTGCCAAAAGTGACACTTCTCACGCTAAGAGAGACTTTTCTCTCGCTAAGCTCTCTCGCTCTCGCTCTCGCTCTCTCGCTCAGAAAAAGTGCTCGAAACGTTTCAAAAGCGCCTCCGAATAACGCGCCTCACTCTCTCACGTCCAAACCACTTTGCCCCTTTGTACAAAGTCGTCGGATTTGTACACTTCTTCCGCGTCGTCGATGAATGAAAGAGCGGCAGAAAAAGAGGAGGCCCCTGAAGAGCGATCCGCCGCAGAGCGGGTGAGCATTTGAGAGAGAAAACGCTGAATGTACAAAGCAACCGCAAAATGTACACTTTTTTCCGCCGTCGTTATGTTACTATAAGAGAGTGTCGAAGAAGAGGCTACCGAATTCCGAGATTGGTCTCTTGCGTGCATTAAAGGGCCCGGCGCTCCATGCGAGAGCCACCGCCCTCCACAAGGCGGGTTGGCCGCTCGCGGCAATTGGTGAGGCCCTGGACCCGCCGAGAACGCGGTCAACGGTGCGCGCCTGGGTCACTCGCCCCACAACACACTCACCTCAAACACACATCTTTCCATTGCCTCCCCTCTCTTCTTCTTCTTCTTCTTCTTCTTCTTCTACAATCTTAAGGACGGCGGAAAAAGAGAGCTTTTCCTCTCCCTCCTCATCCACCTCCTCCGCTGCCGCTTCCTCCGCGGCGCCAGACAGAAACGCCAGAAACGCCAGAAACGCCAGAAAGATCGCTACTCGATTTGATCCGAACGCTCCTGAGTTGTCATCAGCCGCTCGAGAGAGAATCGCCGAGATCTCACCGATCGCACGTCGCTACCGCGCCGGCACAAATCCCGACGGACCGCACGCTCGAGCAAACGCCGAACTGACAATGATCTGTAGATCCGAGGCTGAACGCGGCGTCTCAGTTCGTGAGCTCGCCGACGCGGCCGATGTTACGTACTCGGCAATGAGAAGAAGACTGAGTAGAACATGAAGATTCTGTATGACAACTTTCCACTACGCTCACGGGTCTGCCCGGCAGGCACCGTAGAAAGTGATCAATACGAGACGTTTCAGGTCTACGAGAGAATACCTCGCTCACGAATGGTCACCGCCGTTCGCGCCGTGATCACGAGCGACACGATAATGATTGCGTCTGACTCTGATCAAGGGCCAATGCTGATTTTCCGCGAAAAGTATGACCCAGAATCACTTATTTTGTCACGTGATGCGAAGAAAACAGCACGTCTTCGTACGTTGACAGGAAAGGTGATTGTTCTTGAGAAGGATGCGAACTGCGGCTGCGGCTCTCGTTTGCGTTCATGGAACCCGTACCGAACAATGTATGCAACAGGAGACCCTGAGTGATCGTGACAGCCCTTGAGTTTATTGCACTTGGACTAGCCGCCACACGGCTAACCCGTTTTGTGACGACCGACACGATGTTTGACGGGCTTCGCACGAGAATTTGGAAAAGATATCCGCCAACACGGATCAATCTCGGATATTTGATTACGTGCAATTGGTGCGCAAGTGTCTACACAGCAACGCTTGTTGTATCTATGTATAAAATAGCAGAAGAGCCGACGTTGTTTGTCTCATGCGTTCTCGCATATTCACTCATCGCCGGCGCGATATTAGACCGCGTCAACTAGTTTCCCGGTTCGCCGGACATATGAATCTTAGTTGACTCCGTCACGAGACGAGGAGAAGGTTGTGGGCGTATACCGCCGAGAAGTTGCTAGGTCACGACGATACACACCACCGTCTCTTCCGTCACCTGTGACGGCTCTTCCTCCCGGGTACACACCTGCTCGACCCGCGGCGTACTCGACTCCGAGAACACTAACCGCGGCCGCGACTCAGCTTCGTCTGAACGATCGAAGCGAGGCCGAGAAGTTCAAGGCTACTCGCCAGGCTCATTCAAGCGCATGGCAGAGCGAGGCGTGGGAGTACTACGACGCAATCGGCGAGGTGAAGTACGCATTCAATCTTGTTGCGTCCGTTGCGTCAAGAATTCGTATCTACGCGGCGACAGTTGATAATCCAGCGGAGACTCCGATCTCGGTGCGTACAAGCTCACGTGTTGACGAGAGGCTTGCACGCGCCGCTGAGCGCGCGCTAAGCCGTCTTGACTCGGCGTACGGTGGTCAGGCTGGTTTGATTCGAGATGCGGCACTAAACCTGAGCGTCTCCGGCGAGTGCTATCTCGTTCAGATGCCAGCGAAGCCAGGCTCCGGCACTCCAGAATCGTGGGACATTCGCTCAGTTGACGAGGTACAGATCGACCAAAAGAACAACTACGGAATTGCGCCTCGCCGGGACATTCTTGGTGGAAACGGCAGCATGAACCAAAAGCAAGGTCTTGTTCTTCTTCCGGGAAATGCGTTTATTGGTCGCATTTGGCGCGCGCACCCCAGATTCTCTGACGAGGCTGATTCGAGCTTGCGCGGTCTTCTTGATCTTTGCGCCGAGCTTCTGCTTCTGAACAGAACATTCCGTGCGACCGCTCGTTCTCGTCTGAACGCTGGTGCGTTGTATCTTCCGGACGGGCTTAGTGTCGCGGCGTCTCCGGACCCCGACTACCCGTTTGACGATCCGACCGACATGTACCCGGAGGCGACACCCGAGGAGATGGGTGACGAATTCGAGGATCAACTCATCGATGCGATGACGACACCGATCCGAGACGAGGATAGCGCCAGTGCCGTTGTTCCGCTGATTATTCGTGGGCCTGCTGAACTTGGCGATCGCATTAAGCAGTTTAAGTTCGAGCGTTCATTTGACCCAGCACTTGCGCAGCGTGCTGACCGTGTGCTCGAGAGAATTCTTCAGGGCCTCGATGTGCCAAAGGACATCATCACCGGTCTTGCGAACGTGAAGTACTCGAACGCTCTTCAGATCGACGAGTCACTGTACAAGGCGCATATCGAGCCGTTGATGCTTTTGATCGCCGACGCGCTCACCGTTGTATATCTTCGTCCTTATCTGATTGCAAACGGCTTCGATAAGACAGAGGTCGAGCGCATCGTTGTTTGGTTTGACCCAAGCGCCGTTGCGACTCGTAATGACCGCGCGGCAGACGCTGATAGCGGCTTTGATCGCATGGCGGTGTCGTTTGACACCTGGCGTAAGACTCACGGTTTCAGTGATTCAGATGCGCCGACTCCTCAGGAGGTCGCGATGCGTCTCGTCTTCGAGAAAGGCATGATCACTCCAGAGCTCACTGAAGCGATGATTGGAGCGTTCGCGCCTGAAGCTCTCGAGGCGGCTAAAGCAGCACAACAGGCGCAGAGTGTCGCGCCGATGCCGCCCGGCCTCGAGCAACTTCTTCAAGGAGCGCCGCCTCAGGCATCGGAGCCTCAGCAGGGCGTAGAACCAGAATCACCACAGCCACCGGAGGCGCAGTGATGGCAAAGAGTAGCAGTGTTCCGGCGAAGCCGAGTGAGAGAATCAAGGGCTCAAAGAAAAATAAGCCTGGTTCAGCAAAGGCAAAGAACGCTAAGAAAATAAAGTTTTCAGACAAGACTGAAAAAGCTCTTCGCAACAAGATGCAGGAGCACAATAAGAAGGCGTCTGCTGGCCGTAAGGCGACGATGGGGCAGCTCAAGGCGGTGTACCGCCGCGGTGCAGGCGCGTTTTCAACATCTCATCGCCCAGGCAAGACACGAGATCAATGGGCGATGGCAAGAGTGAACGCGTATCTAAAGCTTCTTCGCTCCGGTAAGCCGTCAAACCCAAACTACACCCAAGATAACGATCTTCTTCCGGCGACGCATCCGAGGTCGTCAAAGAAAGACGCTTCGGCGATTACCGCAGGTACACGCCCGGTGTATGAAGAGTTGTTTGTTGAAATTCTCGATGAGAGCGAGTATGCATCTCCAGAGGAAGCAATTGTTGCGATGGCCGAGTACTCGGGCTTCGGCTACGAGTTCATTCCATCCGTTCGAGCCGCGTGGAAGCGCGCGCTCGCTAATGACGAAAACCCGTTTGACCGTGCTAAGGATTTAGTGACACTTCTAGGATACAGCAGAGATCGAGATCTATTACCACGTTACACAGGCGAGGCAACGTCGTGAAAACAAGAAACAGAAGTGTTGCAAAGAGTAAGTTCATTCATCAGTACGGAATAAAGATCCGTACCGACGTTCTTGCGCTTGTTGCTGATGCGAACAGCCGCGTTCTTCCGGAGCGCAGAGTTGCTGTTGCTGCTGCGATTGCTGTAGCGAACCGTTCACTGGCGCGAACAGTGACGCACGACCCTCGAGTAAGAGTGTTCAACGCTCTTCGCGAGGTGTCACAGTTTATCTCACTCTGCACTTCTAATACACAAACTTCTCAGTCGATGCGTCACTGCGATTTGCTTCCAGTGTCGCATCCGGCGTCGACAAAGAGTCATAAGATGAACAGCGCGTCGCTTCGTCACGCGAATGCTCGTTGGCTTGCGGCTGACCCGTTCATTGATGACAGCTATCGCGCGCTTGTTTCAGCCGCGTACTCGGCGTTCCCCGGCTCGTCAGAGAGAGTTCACGCGTTCACCCGTCTGTCTGTCGCGCCGTCAGGTGCTGTGCCAACTTACCTGCGCCTCGACGACGCTATTGCTCCGGAGCCTCTTAGCATTGTTGCTGTTGGTGGCTTCGGCATCGGTGGCAACTCAAGAGCTGCTCGCTCGCTTCGCGCGAGAATGCAGCGACGCGATCGTTACGGTCGATTCGCCTTCATGGGCGGCGGCTTTAGCTTCAACTTAGATCTTGATGGCAGCATTTTCTCAGTCTCCGGACGTGTTGTTGGAGCGTCTGGCGACGATGACATCGAGATCGAGATCACTGACAGCCCAAGTCTTCCAGGCGGCATCTACGCGCTCCCTTCGTCAAAGGGCGTGTCTTCGAAGGCGATTATCTCGAGAGAAGCGCTTAAGGAGATCCCGGAGGTAGAGCTCGACAGAGTTACCGGCGGCCGCGAGTCGCTCGTTCGAGAAGGAGAAATCAGTCGTCTCGACGCTCCCACGGGGTGGTCGAGAGCAGATAGCGGTGACGCCGGCTTTGAGCAGTTCGTATCTGATGACGGCTACTTCGTTCGAAAGAATCTTGAGACCGGAGACTACAGTCTCCATCGTGCTGATCTCACAGACAACTCCATTGGCGAAAAGGTCGCTGACGGCAAGTCGTGGGCTGACGTGCAGCGCGCCGCGAAAGATGACTCGCCGGCATATGAGAAGGTTCTACAGGAGGCTGCTGACGCAGAGGGTGCCACTGAATTCCCGACCCGAGACTCTCAAATTGCAGACGTTATAGATCGAGCTCTCAAATCTGACTACATAAGAGAGGATGTCCTCGAACGAGAGGAAATCGAGAATGATATTGCGACAATTGTCAGTGAGCCAAACGGCTCTGGCCTAATCACCGATATAGATGACGACGGCATCGACATCCTGTACACGCACGACAGGGACGGGAACAAACTTGATTCTCCAGAAACTCGGACAGTTGCCTGGGGAGACGTCACTGAGGACTTCCAAGAAGTTTCATTCAGACCCGAGGAGCAAGAAGATTTCTATGGTGAACTCGAGAGGATTGTAGAGGGTGCCCGCGAGGTAGACGCTGCTGAGGCGCGTTTCCCTAGCGGAGAAAAAATGTTTGACGACTCCCGCGAGGCGTACGAGGCGTGGAAGAATCAAATTGGCGCAGGCCCACGAGACATGACTTACGAGGAATGGCGTAAGTGGATAAACAGTCGTGCTGATGAGCCAGGTGTATTTCCAAAAGACGTGTTTCCAGATGGCTACCCGATTAGCCCGATGGACACCTCAAGAATTGTCGAAGAGAGAAGAAAAGAAGAAGAGCGCGAAAAGAAAGAAGCAGAGCGCGCAGAGAGAGATGCTCGAAAAGCTATAGAAAAGTTCCTTGAGGAGGAGAGACGTGATCTCTTCCCCCCAGTGAAGCCAGTGAAGCCTCGGCCAAAGCGCGACGACAAGAAGGCTAAAGAGCTCGAGCAGATGACAGACGAAGAGCTCATGGCGGAGCTCGCAAAACATGGCAAGAGAGCGGAGAGACCGTTTGACAGAGGCTATTCACTGTTTGCGGATAAGTCTGAGTACTCTGCTAGTTCCATTATCGCGGAGTTACAGTCCCGCGGCTACGAAGTTGCTAAGAGTGGGCCAAGAAAGCCCAAGTACTATGGGGACTACGCTGCTGGCGATGAGGGCTACACGGTCTACAGGCCTGGTCAGGCTGGCATGTTCTTCCCCGAGCTTGACTCCGGCAAACCTGCTGCTGAAACTCCAAGCAGGGACTCTCAAATCACAGACGTCATGGACCGCGTCATCGACTACGACAAGTCAAAAGGCGACGAAACAGGCAGACCTGGCACCACTCTCAAGAAAGTAGATCGCCAACCTTCCGAAAAAGACGAACTCGAGAGAGGAATTGCGACAATTGTCCAGGGCCCGAACGGTTACGGCGTAGTAACTGAGTCTGACGAAGACGGCTTTGACGTAACGTACACTCACGACGAGAACGGAGTAAGACTTTCTTCTCCAGATACTCAAAGAGTGTCCTGGGAAGACGTTGCCGACTTCGACAAAATCTCGTTCTACTACGGTGACGACGATACAGAAGATTTCTACGGCGAACTTGAGGACATTGTAGAAGGCAAGACCCCAGAAGGCCAGGTTCCCGTATCCTCGAGTGAGTACCGAGAGGGCTCAATAAGCGCAGAGTACGAAGGCGAGCTCGCTGAGGTATTTCTTGAGGAGCCAAGCCCTGGCAACTACATTGTCACTGCCATTGTTCGCGCGCCAGAGGACGCTGAAGAAGACGTCGAGGTCGCGTTCAGAGCAGACTCAAGCGATCCGTCAGTTACTGACTTTGACGCTGAGATCAGAGATAACTTCGGCCAAGAGGTTCTTGACTTCTTCAAGCCAACCGATGACGACATCACGCCTCCGACCGAAGGTGACGGCAGCGATCCGCTTAGCCCAATGAACACTAAGCCTAAGGGCGATGGCGTTCAAATTGCGTTCCCAATGGTTGAAGAGGACTTCACCGAAGATCTCGTTAAGCGTGTTAAT